GGGCCGCTCACCGTCAACGGCGAGAGCACCTTCAACGGCAACACGCAAACCAACGGCGACGCCGGCGTCAGCCAAACGCTCACCGCGCAAACCGACGTGGTCGGCGCCGGCAAGAGCCTCAAGGATCACAAGCACCTGGGCGTGATGGCCGGCGGTGCGGTGTCGGGGCCGCCGCAGTGAGGGGCATGAACGCGGCCACGGGACGCGCGATCGAAGGCGTCGAGCACCTGCGCCAGTCGATCGCCGACATCCTCTCCACGCCGATCGGCACGCGTGTCATGCGCCGCGATTACGGCTCGCTGATTCCCGAGCTGATCGACCAGCCGTTCAACGGTGCAACGCGCATGAAGCTGTTCGGCACGACCGCGACCGCGCTGATGCGCTGGGAACCGCGCATTCGCCTCACCCGCATCGATCTGGTGCCCGGCAACGAACCCGGCACGTTCACGCTCGATCTCGAAGGCCGCCGCACCGACGTGGCGCCGACCAACGAGTACACCCGCCTGACCATCCCGCTGCGCAGCCGTTTCATCTGATCCGAGGAGCCTCACCATGCCCACCGAATACCACCACGGCATACGCGTCATCGAAGTCAACCAGGGCTCGCGCCCGCTCCGCACCGTGTCGACGGCTGTGGTCGGCGTGGTCTGCACGTCTAACGACGCCGACGCCGTCGCCTTCCCGCTCAACAAGCCGGTGCTGCTGACCGACCTGCGCGCCGCGATCGCGAAGGCCGGCACCAACGGCACGCTGCGCGCGACGCTGCAGGCGATCGCCGACCAGGCCGATCCGTTCACCGTCGTGGTGCGCGTTGAAACCGGCGCCGATGACGCGTCGACCACCACCAACGTCATCGGCGCGACCACCGGCGCGACCTACACCGGCATGCAGGCGCTGCTCGCCGCGCAGAGCCAGCTGGGCGTGAAGCCGCGCATCCTCGCCTGCCCGGGCGTGGACACGCAGCCCGTCGCCGCTGCGCTCGCGATCGTCGCGAAGAAGCTGCGCGCCATGGCCTACATCAGCGCCGCCGCCAGCGCCGACAAGGAAGCCGCGGTCCTGTATCGCGACAACTTCGACGCGCGCGAGCTGATGGTGATCTGGCCGGATTTCATCAGCTGGGACACCACCGCCAGCGCGAGCGCGCCGGCGTTCGCCACCGCCCGCGCAGCGGGCCTGCGCGCGAAGATCGACCAGGAGCAGGGCTGGCACAAGACGCTGTCCAACGTCGCCGTCGCCGGTGTCACCGGGATCTCGCGCGACGTGCACTGGGATCTGCAGGATCCGACGACTGACGCGGGGTTCCTCAATGCCGGCGACGTGACCACGCTGGTCAACGCCAACGGCTACCGCTTCTGGGGCTCGCGCACCTGCAGCGACGATCCGTTGTTCGCCTTCGAATCGGCCACGCGCACCGCGCAGGTGCTCGCCGACACCATCGCCGAGGGTCTGCTGTGGGCGATCGACAAGCCGATGAGCCGATCGCTGGTGAAGGACATCATCGAGTCGATCAACGCGAAGTTCCGCGAGCTGAAGGCCAGCGGCTACGTCATCGACGCGAACTGCTGGTACGACGAAACGGTGAACACCACCGCCACGCTGGCCGCCGGCGAGCTGCACATCGACTACGACTACACGCCGGTGCCGCCGCTGGAAAACCTGACGTTGAACCAGCGCATTACCGATCGCTATCTCGCCGACTTCGCCGCCGGCGTCACCGGCTGATCGCCCTTCCCTGCCTGAATCCCGGAGACGACGTCCATGGCACTGCCCCGCAAACTCAAGAACTTCAACCTGTTCGACGACGGCGAGAGCTTTCTCGGCCAGGTCGTCGAAGTCACGCTGCCCACGCTCACCCGCAAGATGGAGGGTTACCGCGGCGGTGGCATGAGCGGCGAAGTCGATCACGACTTCGGCATGGAAAAAATCGAGCTGGAGCACAAGTACGGCGGCTTCATGCGCTCGATCTTCCGACAGTTCGGCGCGATCCGTCACGACGCCGTGCAGCTGCGTTTCGCCGGCGCGTACCAGCGCGACGACACGGGCCTGGTCGACGCAATCGAGATCGTCGTGCGCGGCCGTCATGCGGAAATCGCGGCCGGTTCGGCGAAGGCCGGCGACGACACCGAGTTCACGGTGAAGAGCGCCTGCAGCTACTACAAGCTGACGATCAACGGCGTGGTCGAGGCCGAAATCGACTTCGTCAACATGATCGAGATCATCGGCGGCGTCGATCGCCTGGCCGAACAGCGACGCGCCATCGGCGTGTGATCCCAGGCCCGGTCGGAAGGCCGGGCCGCTTTTTCCTTCCTGTGAGAGAGAGACCCATGTCGAAGACCGACACCGCAGCCATCGAGGCCGCTAAGCCGCAATCGCCAACCACCGCTAGCATCACGCTGGAGACGCCGATCATCCGCGGCGATCAGGAGATCGAGCGCGTCACCCTGCGCAAGCCCGCCGCCGGTGAGCTGCGTGGGGTGTCGATCGCGGATCTGATCAAGTCCGACGTGGCCGCGCTGCACGTCGTGCTGCCGCGCATCACCAATCCGACGCTCACCGCGCACGAAGTGAGCCAGCTCGACCTGGTCGACTTGGCGGCGTTCGCCGGCGAGGTGGTCGGTTTTTTCATGACGAAGGCGGATCGGGCTGCCCTTTTCCCCGCCGCGTAGAAGACGCCATGGCGGACATCGCCGCCGTCTTTCACTGGCCACCGGCGGCGATGTTCGAAATGTCCCTCACCGAACTGATGGAATGGCGCGAGCGCGCCCTAGAACGAAGCGGAGCCGACTGACGTGGTAACGTTCGCGAATGCAGAATTTCGTCATCAGCGTTCTGATGGTGTCAGGCGTCGTGGGGTTCGCGCTGGTGCTTATTGGCAGCTCCCTGATGCTCGGGGGATTCCTCGGGGCGCGCTGCCGTCGCCATCGCTGACCAAGTCGGCGCGCCCTGCAAGGGGGAGCGCTGACATGGCCGCCAAAACGCTGCGCCTGCAGGTGCTGCTCGCCGCGATCGACCGCGCGTCCGGTCCGCTCAAGCGCATCATGGGCGGGAGCACCGCGACGTCGAAGGCCCTGCGCGCCACGCAGGGCGAGCTGAAGCGCCTGGAAAGCGCGCAGCGCGACATCACCGGTTTTCGCAAGCTCGAAACCCAGCTCGGCAGCACGCGCCAGCAGCTGCAGCTCGCCGAACGCGAGCTGCGCCGCCTGTCCGATGCGGTCAACACCGCCGAAGCGCCCACCGCAGAGCAGACCGCCGCGCTGCGCAAGCAGGCCGACGTGTTCGGCAAGCTGCGCAATGCGGAGGTGCAGCAGCGCCTGGAGCTGGGACGCGCGCGCAAGGCGCTGGAAGCGGCCGGCATCGACACGCACCGGCTGGCGGTGCACGAGCGCACGCTGCAGGCCGACATCGGCAAGGCCAACACCGCGATTGAGGAGCAGCGCCGCCGTCTGGGGCGCCTCGCCGGCGCGCAGCAGCGCATGCAGCGCATGCACTCGGCCGGCATGACGCTGGCCGGGCACGGCGCCGGCGCGATCGCCGCGGGCACGATCGCCGCGCGCGGGATCGGCGCGCCGGTCGCCGCGTTCGCCGCGCAGGAAGACGCCGCCACGCAGCTGCGCGCGTCGATGATGGGTGCCAATGGGCAAGTCGCCGCCGAGTTCGCGCAGATCGACGCGCTCGCGCAGCGCCTGGGCAATCGCCTGCCCGGCACCACCGCCGACTTCTACGAAATGATGACGATGTTGCGCCGCCAGGGCATGTCGGCGAAGGTCATCCTCGGCGGCCTGGGCGAAGCCACCGGCTACCTCGGCGTGCAGCTCAAGATGGGCTACAGCGAGGCGGCGGAGTTCGCCGCGAAGCTGCAGGACGCCACGCGCACCAGCGAGCGCGACATGATGGCGCTGAGCGATGTCATCCAGCGCACGTTCTACCTCGGCGTCGACGCCGACAACATGCTGCAGGGCTTCAGCAAGCTCACCTCCTCCATGGACGTGCTCAAGCGCTCCGGCATCGATGCCGCGCGCATGTTCGCGCCGCTGCTGGTGATGGCCGATCAGGCGGGCATGAAGGGCGAAGCGGCGGGCAACGCGTTCCGCAAGGTGTTCCAGGCTTCGCTGGACGAGACCAAGCTGGCCAAGGCCAACGACCTGATCAAGAACACCGGCATCGCGCTCGATTTCTCCAACGGCAAGGGCGAGTTCGGCGGCCTCGATCAGATGTTCGCGCAGCTGCAGAAGCTCGAACGCCTTAACACCGCCGATCGGCTCGCGGTCATCAAGAAGCTGTTCGGCGACGACGCCGAAACGCTGCAGGCGGTGTCGCTGCTGATCTCCAAGGGCGCCGGCGGCTACGCCGAAGTGCAGACCAAGCTCGCCAACCAGGCGAGCCTGCAGCAGCGCGTCAATTCGCAGCTGGGCACGTTGCGCAACCTGTGGGACGCCGCGTCCGGCACGCTCGTCAACGGGCTGGCCACGGTCGCCGAAGCGGCCGCACCGGACATCCGCAAGCTGATCGGCCTGATCACCACCGCGGCCGAACGCTTCCAGCTGTGGGCGAAGGAGAACCCGCGCCTGGCCGGCACGCTGTTCAAGGTGGCCGCCGTGCTCACCGGCCTGATGATCGCCGCCGGCGCGCTCGCATTGGCCGTGGGCGCGATCCTGATGCCCTTCGCGGGCCTGCAGATGGCACTCACCACCGCCGGCCCGCTGTTCGGCGGCATGGCGAAGCTGCTGCTCGGCCTGGGCGGTCGCGTTCTGCCGCTGGTGGCCGGCGCCATCCGCATGGTCGGCATGGCGATCACCGCGAACCCGATCGGCATCGTGCTGATGCTGCTCGCCGGCGTCGCGTACCTGATCTGGAAGAACTGGGGAACGATCGGCCCGATGCTGAGCGGCATCTGGGAAAGCGTCAGCGCATCAGTCGGCCAGGCGTGGGACTGGCTCAAGGCGAAAGCCGGCACGCTGTGGAAGTTCCTGAAAGGCGTGTTCGCCTGGTCCCCGCTCGGCCTGCTCATCACGCATTGGAGCGCCGTGCTCGGCTTCCTGGGTGGCCTGTGGACGCGCTTCCAGGCAATCGGTGGCCAGCTCATGCAAGGGCTCGTGCGCGGCCTGCTGGGCGGCCTGAAGGCCGTGGACGACACCATCACCGGCATTGCCGGCAGGGTGGTCGATTGGTTCAAGGGCAAGCTCGGCATTCACAGCCCGTCGCGCGTGTTCGCGCAGCTGGGCGGCTACACCATGCAAGGCCTCGCCGGCGGCCTGCAGCGCGGCCAGAGCGCACCGCTGCGCCAGATCGACGCGCTCGGCCAGCGCATGCGCCAGGCGGGCGCGGGCCTCGCGATAGCCGCGGCTGCGTCGCCGGCGATCGCGCTCGACTCCCGGCCGCCGATCACGCGCAGCTCGCCCGCAGCGGCAAACGCCGACGTGCGCCACTACGAAATGCACATCCACGCCGCTGGCATGGACGCGCAGGCGATCGGCGCCGAAGTGCGCCGCCAGCTCGACGAACGCGATCGCCAGGACGCCGCGCGCAAGCGCTCGCGCCTGGGCGACTACGAGGACTGAGGAACGCCGCGATGATGATGGCCCTGGGCACCTTCGTGTTTTCCCTCCCCGAGCTGGCGTACCAGCAGCTGCAACACGCGATGTCATGGCGCCACGCCAGCAGCGAGCGCGTCGGCGCGCGTGCCGCGCACCAGTACATCGGCCCGGGCGACGAAACCATCGAGTTGAGCGGCATCGTCGCGCCGCCGCTGACCGGCAACACCGCATCGCTGGATCTGCTGCGCGACCTGGCGAACGAAGGACGGCCGCTGTCGCTCGTCGACGGCACCGGTGTGGTCTACGGCGCCTTCGCGATCACTTCGCTGTCCGCCACCAAGACGCTGTTCTTCGAAGACGGCGCCGCGCGGCGCATTGAGTTCCAGCTGTCGCTGCTGCGCGTCGACGAAAGCGCGAACGCCAACGAGCAGGCCGTGCACGCATGACCGCGGAAACGGCGCCCTACTCCATCCCCGCGTGGCGGGTGGTGCTCGACGGCAAAGATCTGGCCGACCGCATGCGGCCGCGCCTGCTCGATCTGACGCTCACCGAGTCGCGCGGTGGCGAAGCCGACCAGCTCGACCTGCGGATCCACGACCACGACGGCCGCATGGCACTGCCGAAGCGCGGCGTGGAGCTGTCGGTGGCGCTCGGCTGGATCGACGCGGGCCTGGTCGACAAGGGCACGTTCCGCGTCGACGAAGTCGAGCACAGCGGTTCGCCGGACGTGATTACCGTGCGCGCTCGCAGCGCGGATCTGACGCACCCCATGCGCACGCGGCGCGAACGCAGCTGGCACCAGGTCACGCTCGGCGACGTGGTGCGCAACCTCGCCGGCGAGCACGGCCTGCAGGCACGCATCGCGCCGGCGCTGGCCGGCATCGCGATTGCGCACCTGGACCAGACCGGCGAGAGCGACGTGCATCTGCTCACGCGCTTGGGGCAGCGGTACGACGCGGTCGCCACGGTGAAGGCCGGCAACCTGGTGTTCATGCCGATTGGCAGTGGCACCACCGCCGGCGGTACGCCGCTGCCCAGCGCGCTCATCACGCGCGCCAGCGGCGATCGGCACCGCTATGCGCTGGCCGATCGCGAAACCTACAGCGGCGTGCGTGCGTACTGGAACAACAAGCCCGGCGCGAATCGCAAGTCCGTGCTGGTCGGCGAAAGCGGCAACGCCAAGCGGTTGCGCGAGACCTACAACAGCGAGGCGGAAGCGAAAGAGCACGCCAAAGCGGAGTGGAACCGCGTGCGCCGCGGCGCCGCGACGATGGAATTCACGCTCGCGCTCGGGCGCGCTGACCTATTCCCGGAACAGAAGCTGCGCGTGCGCGGCTTCAAGAGCGAGATCGACGACACGGCGTGGCTGATCGCCAAGGCCACGCACAACATCACTGGCGTCGGCGGCTTCACCACCCAGCTTGAGCTTGAGACCGACGCCGGCCGCGGGTAA